GTAGCAGTTCCCATTGCACCGTTTCCAGTTACGTTAGCTTCAGATACGATTTGTTTTGCTTGATTCTCAAGAATCATAGCCATGTTGTTTTTGTCGATTTCATTAGAAATTCCTTCTAATAAACCTGATTTAGCCCATTTACCAGACAAACGAGCAGCATCTGCTTGTAAAGTCTTGTAGTTGTTAGCCCCTTCGAATAATTGATTTAATTCCATTGTGGTTTTTTGTGTTTTTTATTTTTCTTATTTAATAATTCCTGCTAACTTCTGCCATCTCGATACTTGCTCAGATACTTCTGAGATAATTTCTTTTGGTGCAGTTGTTTGTGCGTTACCTGTTGCTTTAGAAGCAAAAGATCTGTGCTCTTTAATTGTAGCTGGTTTAGTAACTACATTTTTAGAAACTGTTTCGAAAACTAATTTTACTTCTCTTACTGTCTCAGCTTTGTCAAATGCTGCAATAACATTTACTTTTTGACCTTCAGTTAAGTTGTTTGATTTGAATACTTTATTTACATAAAGTAATTTTGCATTTAAAAGATTAACTTCTTGAAGTTGGTTTTTAAGAACGTTGATGGTTTTTAAAGCTTCGTTTAACTCTTCAGACTCTTCAGATACGTTTCTTGCAGAAGCTGCTGATGAACCTAGATCTGTTAATTTGTCTCCGATTTGTTTACCTTTTTTACCGAAAGCACCGTCTATAGCCATTTGATGGATTTTAGAAGCGATAGCACTTACTCCTGTGATTCCCATTGCTCCAAAAACTCCTAAAAGCATTTGAGCTGTACTGTTTGTTAAGAATGGGAACATGTTAATAAGTTCGTAAATAATATCGATGTTTTCATCTATATTTTCAACTTCTTCATTTACTGCTTCAACTCCTTCTCTGTTTTGGGTAACTTTAGCTGCTGCTCCTCCTGCTGCTTGTAATTTTTCAGCAAAAGATTTAGCTGAGCCTCCGAATTTTCCTGCTAGAGCCATATCTTGTACTTTAACGGCAATTGCAGAAAATCCTGCAAGACCTGCTGCGCCAAGTGCTCCTATAACTAGTGATGCGGTTTCCATGGTTAAGAATGGGAACATTTCAACAAGCTGTGCAGCTCCTTCGATATATTCCGGCCCCATTTCGTTTATAGGTTCTTCTTTCTCCATTCCTTCTAACTCTGCTATTAATTCATTGATGTCGATCTCTTCTGAATCACCATCCATACTTACCATATCTTCTTCTCCTTCTGGAGCTTCTTCACCTGGCATTTCTTCTTCTGATTCTTCTTGACCTACTTCTTGTGAAACGATGTCTCTGATAAGGTCTTTTAAGTCATCGATAGACATGTCTTCGATTTCTACTTCTTCCTCTTCTTCTTCACCTGCTTCTTCTTCTCCTTCTGGAGCTTCTTCTTCCTCCTCTTCAGCTTCTGCTACGTTTCCGTGTGCAGTTTCACCTTCTGGATCGTTTATCATATCTTCTTCATTTACGATTTCTTCCATGTCCTCTACGTCTTCCATTTCTTGAAGTTTTTGAGCTAACATTTCTTTTAAATGAGGAGTCAATGATTCTTCTAAAGCTTCTTTAGCATTAGCAATTGCAGCTTCACGAATAGTTTTAGCTTCAGCAATAGCTTGCTTTAATAAATCTTTGTTTGACATAATTGTTTGTTTGTTTGTCGTACGCTTATTGAGTAGTAGCGTAATAGTGTTTTACTTTGTAGTAGATATCACATAAGGATCGTGATATATTCTTAAATAAATATACATATATTTTCAAAACATAAAAAACCCACCTTTATGGGGTGGGTGTGTTATTATCTCAAAAGACTTGCTATGTAACCTAATATGTCTTGTTTTGCTTGAGGAATATCTTCCGGCTCTGTCATAGGTCCGTTTTTCCATTCTTCCCAAGCCGATTGAAGTAACTCTATTGCTTGATCAAAATCAGGTCCCATCACCTCTACATATCCTTCACTTTCTTGAACTGTATTCTCTTTTATTAATTTTGTCAAGTGCTTAGCTTGCCATTTGTGTATGTCGAAATTGTTTTCCATTATGCTCTTAATATATTGTTAATAATAGAATCTAATCTATCGTATTTTCCTACTGATTGTTTTCCTTCGTTTAATGAAATAGGATTCATAAAAGCTCCTTGTGTAGAAGGATTAGAAACGAAATCCCAGCATACTAATTCGAAGTCTGGTTGAACCATTAAAGTTCCTTCGTTTGTTTGTGTTACTGATCCTGTTCCTCTTGAAGAGATTCCAATTGTATGTCCTCCTCTTAGTATTTCTTTAACGATATTTCCTGAAGGTGTGTTTAGTAATTCTACTTTACCCATCAAATCATCTCCATCCCACCATAAGTCTTTTACAACATGTGATGCATTTTTTAAAGATACAATTGCTGATTCTGGGTGATCTAATTCTCCGTAAGCATTTCCTACTTTAACAAAATTCTCTATATAATTTCTTACCTCTTGTTCAAGGATCTCTCTTTTATAGATTCTTCCGTTTTGGTTTTTTGCTCCAGCTCTCTGCATAACTCCTGTTACTTCGAATACTCCGGGTTTAGCCTTTGATTCGGTAAGAAGTCCTTTGAAAGGAGTTACGTTTATTAATAGTGGATTATTCATTTTAGTTTAGTAAGTCTTTTAGTGATTTTGATTCAAAAAGATTATCTAAAGCATCTCTAGTGCCTTCAAATCCAGGAATCTCTTTTGGTAATTCTTTTGATTCGTCTTCATCTTCTT